CTGTTGAAACCAATAAAAAATGGATCCTTAAAAAGATCCAATGCAAATGAACTTACCATGTTTCCTCCTTATTAAGCGAGTTCAATTAATACCCCCCTTTGGGCGGGTACATATATATTATAGCATAAAAAATGGAGGTGTCAAAATCAACACCCCCAAATTTTATTTAACTAATTTATGCCATGTCGGCTGGCTTACCGCCACCAGAAGACTTCTTTGCAGCAGTTTTCTTTGCTGGAGCCTTCTTTGTTGGAGCCTTTTTAACTTGTAAGTTTGCGAGTGCTGTTTCAAGTGCAGAAACTGCAGGCATTCTTCCAAACGCTTTATCGTTAGGATTAATTGCTCTTAACCCAACTGGTGCAATTGCAGCCAATAACGAATATGCAAGTGTCTTAGGGTCTGTAACCCCAGACATATATAGCGCAAGCGCAGCACCAAGAACTGATCGTCCGTATGATGCAAGCATTGCTTTCATTTTTGCGTCCATTTATTTTCCTCCTAGGATATGAACCTTGTTATGACATCGTATCCGAGCCATAATCCAATTATACCAGCAACACCAGCGAACACTGGAGGGGCTGGAACTGGAAGTTTAAAGGCTGCAAAGATTACTCCGCAACCAAAGCCTGTTAATATTGAAAATATAATATCTTTCATTTTTCTCCTTTGTTAAAGTTAGGATGGTCAAGGGGTGTTGCTACTGTAACAAGTGTTCCACATTTGGCACACTCTCCATCTAATGTGTATAGTCCTAGTTCATAATCAATAGGATCAATTTTTACATTTACTTTAAGCAAATCATATCCACATTCTGGACAATTTGCTGTAGGAATACCCCTTGCATTAATCATTTTTGTTATCCATAGGTAATAAAGTATTTATTCTATCAATAATCTCTTCTTTGGTTAATGAATTTTGTTGATTAATTATTTTGCTTAGTTCTAATTGAGCAAACTCTATATACTGAAATGCCCAATCTCTTGACTGATTAATAAACTTATTAAATCCATCATCTTCTACAATTGATTTTGACTTACTTAATGCTTTCATATTTTCTAAAAGCATATTTCTATTAAGCATAGACTCTAGTAGTTTTTGTTGCAACTCAAAATTTTTGTATTTTATTTTAACATTATTAAAAATAAGATAAACAAATAGTAATGTTAAAAAAGAATAAACTATTAATTCAATAATCATTGCTCTGTCCTAGTCAGAAGTACAATTGAACCTAAATCTTCAAATGCTTTTTTTACCATAGACATATATTCAACCGCCTTCTTTTTATCACGATCAGATAAATTTACAAAAGAAGATGCCTTTGCTCTAACTGTTATAAAATTATCATTATCTATAATCTCTACAGAAAATCCTTTTGGAGCATAATGATCTAATGACCTAAAGGCTCTACGCATAGAATCTGTGTACATATATCTATACTACCATACTAGTCTATCGTTAAGGATTGCCAAATTTTTGCCCAACTTTCTTTATTTTTGTGGCTGTTGAACTCTTTAGAAAGTTTACCCTCTTCTAAATAAACACCGCCCCAAACTCCCCATTCTTTTTGTGATACCCCTACAGCAAAGCATTCTTTCCTTACACTGCAAGAAGAACATAAAAGATCTATGGCAGGCCTTAGTGCCTCATCATCTTCATATTTTTCAAAAAATATATTTGTATCATAATCTAAACAAGACGCATCGTCTTTCCAAAGATGCTTAGGCATGGCATCACCTTACAAGTTTCTGAGGAATGCTCCAACCTTCACGAGTTACTGGATACACTTTCTGTGTATACCAATACCCGTCAACAAAAATTCCATCTTTAGATGTTTTTGCCTTTTGTGTTTTGTGTCTTTCAACAACATCCCAACCTATCCAGGACAGGGTGTTGTTATTATTGACAATGTTCTCCATTGTCTCTAAATCATTAATTATCATTTTTTACCTAACTGTTAAATAGACCATATTCTATATTATTTAATTGTATCGTTTTAAATAGTTTGCTCTGATTTTCTCTAGGATTGCAAAGATATGCAAAATAGTTAATATCAGCACAATTTTCTTCTAACCATTCGGGGGCAACCTTAAACATTTTAATTTTAATTCCCCTACCCTTTAATCCACGATCTGATAAATTGGTAAATTCCATAACCATATCGTTAATATTTTTAGGACCTGCTGTATAAATATAGATATAATTGTCATCACTTTTTATTCCAGAAAGTGCTACGCCCATAGCACGAAGAAAAATCTGGTAGTCGTTAAAACTACTAGTTCCCTGCACTCCCACTATCACGAGTATTTTCCTCTCTAAGTTGATCAATAATAAACATCATCTTATCCAATTGTACCTTATCCATATCCATTGTGTCAACTGTTCTAGTAGTTTCTTTGTCTACTATTCCATCTACAACATTGGCTGTATAAAAAAGATTGTCCTTAATCCAATATGCTATATCATCCATAATAATAACTTTAATATTGGTATTTTTAAAATGCTTATAAGATTGGGTATTTTTAAAATTTTTTTTATTTTTTTCTTCAAAAATTTGAGATACATTGTATGCTCTAACTAGAGAAAAAATATCAGACTGTCTATATTTTACATAGTTAAAAGGAAATTCTAAGTCTACCTTTTTGCGATCCACATTTCTTCCAACCAAGGAAACAATAATAAAAGTAATAAGGGATCCCAATAAATATTCCATTGTGAATTTAATTATACCACTATTTAGTTTTTATACCAGAAGCCTGGGGTCATATACTTTGATCCACTTACTACAGGTAATGATTGATGATAATAAGGTTCTGTAGATGGAAAAATTACTAGACTACCCGCACTTGGCTTAACTTTTATATCTTGTTCTTTAAAGTATATTTCTCCGCCCTCATAATCATCATTTAAATATAGAACAACCGATATTGTTGGAGATCTGTCATCACCGTAGGAGTCAACATGTGGACCCATTTGTGCCCCAGCAGAATACTTACTTATTGATAATGGAGTCAAATTACCTATAGATATAGATTTTTGATTTGCATAGTCATAAGAACATTTTTCAATACTATTTTTTATTGTATCGTGAATCAATAAACATTCTTCATAATAATCTGAACTAGGATCTTTTATATTTTCTAAAAATCTTTTTTGATACCCAAAAATATAGTCGTCATTACTTGCAGTCCAAACATTCCACGGACTTAGCGGAGCATTTGTATTTTTAATTTTTATATCATTAGACTCAATTAAATCAATAAAGGCGTAAGGATTATCTATTATTTCTGTGTAATAGAAAATGTTTTCATCAAGTATATTAGTTTTCATAAATAACCCTCTTTATCTCATTTAATGTATGCAGCATATCTCTAGATAATGTAGATAGCAATGATTCATTAAAAGCATTTGGCGTTAACTTGACATATGGATTATTGGATAGCATATCTAACTCAACAAAACCATTTACCCATAAATCTGATATTTGTGAATATAAATCATTATTTGCAATATCAAATAATTCTGGATTTATTTGCTTTAATTTTGGAGTAAAGTTATATAACATTTCTCCAGTTTCCAGATCAATCCCTGCAGGCTCAAGTGCCCCAGAAAGAATTAGACTATCTATATCAGTCGACATTTATTCTCCAATGCATTATTTCTGGCCCTTTGTCTATTAGTCTAAACATATGGTCAGTATATTGTTTGTATAGTTCTTCATAAAGTTTAGGGTTAACCTCTTTTAACTTATATGTAATATTATAATACATCTGACCATTGTTGTCAATTCCAGCCATCTCTATTGCACCCTGCATTAGAAGATGCTCAATCATAGCCTCATTTTTTGCTTGCATGTTTTTCCTATTAAAATTACTTTCCAGACTTTTTTCTTTGTGCAGCAAGTGCAGCAAAGTCTTTTACCTTGGTCTCTCCAAGATATCCCCAAGCATATCCGTCCTCAATCATATGATCATTAACAGATACAGTGTCTCCATCAACATATAACCAGCCAAGAATGCGACCATACTTCTCTGACGAGTCTGGCTTTTCTGTTTTAATTATAACAGTCTTAGCATCTTTTAGTTTATACTTAAGATATTCTTTAGCCTCAAGACCTAATGTTTTTTCAAATTTATCAGATGTTCGTGACTCTGGCGTATCAATTCCAGCAAGCCTAACTCTTTGAGAAAAAGACACACTAAAACCAAGATCGATATCTACATCTATTGTATCTCCATCTACAACACTAGTTACCTTTTTTACTCTATACTCATACATTTTTTATTCTCCTTATACATTCGTGTATTCTTGATATACTCTCGTTATCTATGTGAGAAGAACCAGAGTATGCACTTACAAGTATATCAGTTATGCCATCCTTTGAAAGATTTAGCATTTTTTGTGCTACAGAAGATTCAGTTCCATAAAATGAGTATTCTAACTGTCTTTCATTTAACATTTCTTTTGCCTCTTTTTCCGCAAGTTCTTCTGTATCCCTAATGACCAATAAAACTGAAACCATTTTATTTTTAATATTTTTAAATAATTCTATATTTTTATAATAATCGTCCAACATACACAGTGTTGTTCCATTAAACATTTCAGCAGTTTCTATCATATATTTAGAGTACCCGCTAAAAACAAATTTTGGAGGATCAATATGTAATGGGTGTTTTTTGTAGTTATCTACAAAATCTCTTACAATTGTTTTTCTTTTTTCTATAGTATCTATTGAATCAAAAAGACCGTAAACATCTGATTGTTTATCTTCGTCAGATCTATTATGAAAGTCTCCAGCAATAAAGTTAATTATTAGTCTGTTTTTTTGAATTTGATTAAAACCTTCTACCATCATGGCAAAATGTTGATAACTCATGTTAAATGGTCTTAATGCAATCATATATTTAAATTTATGATCAGTGTTTAATGCTGCTGCACTTTTAATCCAATAGTCTGGAGATAAAGAGTGGTATGTCAATAATAATGAGTCATAGCCAGAATCATTTATTTGATTTGATAAATGTGATAATTGCTTAACATTTAACATGCCACTATTTAATAAAAAATGAAAGTTCATTAATAATCTTTGCCTTGTTGTTTATTTTCAACAAGTCTTTCTCTTTCATCAATAACGCTTTCCATATACTTCATCATATTATCATATCCGACTGCATTACTCATTGCCTTATCATAATGGTGACCACAGAATAAAAGGTCTGTGTTGTTTTTGCCCAAAACCTTTACATATGCCTGAGCGCTACATCTGTCGCACCTATCTCTGGCATCAAGAATCCATACCTTTTCTTCTTCTTTATCCCTAAGCATACTAAACATATTATACCTTTCTATTGTCAGTTTTATAAAATCCAGAGCCGTTAAATGTAACTCCTATACTAGAGTATACACGAACCAAAGGTTTTTGGCAAGTGTCACACTCATAGCCTGGGTCATTTTCTGACATGCTTCTGACTTTTGTATATCTTACTGCACAAGACATGCAGTCATATTCATATGCTGGCATACTACTTTTTCTTTCGTAGTTGCCATACAGGTACTCCCCTTGGTGCGGAACTTAATTCATATCCCAATACTTTAGCAATAAATCTAATAATTTTAATACGCATTACTTTACTTTCCTTCCCCACTTTGCCCAAACTCTTTCATGAATAAAATAGCCAAGTGCTTCCCAGGCAATATATCCTAGCGCACCAAGACTAGCATATTCATAATCTACCTCGCCAGTAATCTTCCATGTTACAAGAGATATGATGCCAGCAACACCTACTAGGTGAAATGTTTCCCAACTTGCTGTTTTAAGTAATGTTCTTTTAGTTGATTCCATTTTATTCTCCTCTTACTATTTTATGGCCGTAGGCCTTTTCCCAATTAATTATATCATTATTATCATTTAATAGTGGTTGTCCTTTTATATTTAAACTTGTGTTTAATAATATAGGAACTCCAGTTATAGAGTACCAATGTGACAATAATTCATATAATCCTGGGTGTTGTTGTCTATTTACCGTTTGAACTCTAGATGTTCCATCTTTATGAACAACCGAAGGTATTTTTTCTGGTTGTAGGCATTTAACAGCATATTGCATATATGGAGAAGTAAAGTTCATGTCAAACCATTTACCTGCATACTCTTCTAAAACAACAGGAGCAAATGGTCTAAATAATTCTCTTTGCTTAATTAAATTAACTTTATCTTTAATATTTGGATCTCTTGGATCAGCAAGAATGCTTCTATTGCCCAGCGCTCTTGGTCCATACTCTGCTCTACCAGTTGCTACCGCAACAATTTTATTTCTAATTAATTCTGCCATAATAGCATTTACTGGATATTCTCCTCCAAGATCGTAGCCAAGATACGGATGATTCCAGTTTATGTGTTTTCCATAAAGAGCAGCAGCAGCGCCAAGTGAGGAACCAGCATCACCAGGATTTGGCATAATCCAAACATCATCAAACATTCTCCAAAGCATTGTGTTTGCTGCACAATTAAGTGCACATCCACCCATAAAGACTAGATTTCTTTTGCCTGTAATTTTTTGTGCCATAGCCATAAAATTAACTAATCTATCTTCATAAACTTTTTGAACGGCAGCAGCAATATCAAATTTTGCTTGCTCGTCAATTGGCTCATCCCAATCTAAAATACCTTTATGAAAATTATATTTTTGTTTATTTATACTAGGAAAATATTCTTTAACTTTAACATAATATCTTGTCCAGTCTCCATAAGCAGCCATACCCATCATAATATATTCTTCTTGATTAGGCATAAGGCCTACTAATTTAGTAAATGCTGAGTAAAATAGTCCAAAACTTATTGGATAGTTTTGCTTATACTTTAACTTTATATTGTTTCCTTCTCCAGCCCATACTGTAGAAGTATTATATTCTCCTATTGCATCTAAAACAACTATAACCGCATCATCAAATTTACTTGTGTAGTACCCTGCTGCTGCATGAGAATGATGATGCTTAAAATAATGCACTGGAACATTTAATGGAATATTTGGTTTCCAGTCTCCTGCCCCACCTCTTAATACTAGCCTAGATGCCTTTAAAAAAGGTTTTTCATAATATGCTATTTTATCTGGAAGTCCGTACTGTAGTGCATCCTCAATTAGTTCTTGATTTGTATACCAATCATTTTTTTGCTTACTATACCTTTCTGCATGCCCTGCAAAAAGTATGTTTCCATCTTCAATTAAAGAAACTGATGCATCATGACTGGTTTCATTTATTCCTAAAATTATCAATCTATGACCGACTTTCTGCAATTATGTATTCAGATACATTGTAATAAAATGTGTCTGAACTAATTCCAAAGTTATTCCGTAAACTTTGATCTACACCTAAAGTTATAATATTTATAAAAAAGTTTTGAACTTTATCAAATTCATATGTTTTAAAAAGATATTCAGTAAACATAGCCCCTAACCAATAACCAGTTATATCTGAAAAACATTTGTCATTGTTTGACACTTGTTGTTTGATTGCATCAGCAAACTGTTGTTGGGTAAATGTTTTATGGTTTGGCCATACCTTATTCAGATTATCTCGTATAGTTCCTTTTCTTTGCATATCAACATAACTCTGTTCATACTTTGATGTTTTTGCCCAGCCTACTGCATTTGCATAACCTTCTGCAGACCAGCATGAACCATGGTATGAACCCCAAACACTTGATTGATACATATGAATAGCCTCATGATCAACTGATAAATTCATCCACTGAGGCCAAGATGATTTTGAACCTACGAAATGATAAAATGTAGCATAGCCTCCGAAAGTTCCAGATCCATAACTACACCGTCTTGTTTCTGTAATTTCGCAATGTCCGCTATTCCAAAATTGCCAACTTCCGTTTCCACCTTCAATCTCAATAGTTTTATTTTTATACCATTCAAAATCTTTTTCAGATACAAACACTATCTGAACTTTAGTTTTTAAGATTTTAGAATATTGAGATAGCACACTTTCGAATCTTGATTCAATTTTTTTGGCTTCTTCAACATTTACAGAAGGAGAAAATACTGAGCGAACATCAACATTTTCACCAACATACTTTTCAAAATTATTGTTAATACTTTGATAAATCTTGATATATTCTGGAATAATTGTTGGAGTTGGAGTTGGAGTTGGAGTTGGTGTAGGCGTAGGTGATGGTGTTGGAGTTGGTGTTGGTGTTGGGGTTGGTGTTGCAGAAGGCTTTGGTGTTGGTATAGCAGAAGGCTTTGGTGTTGGTGTTGGGGTAGATGTAGGTTTTGGAGCAGGTGTTGTAGATACCTGTGTATTTTTAATTGCCCATCTATAAACTGTGCCATCTTTTAAACAAATTTTATTGTTTTGTACTTTGTTTAATTTAGACTTTGGACATGCAGATTTTGTTATAGTATATCCACTTACATTATTTTTAACTGATGGGATTTCTGTTGGAGCAAGTAAGGATGCTACGGTTACTGCTGAAACACATACAACACACATTTAAATAAATATCCTAACTACAAGTTCACATGGGTCGCCTCCTGCTTCCCATTCTTCTACTTCTTCTTCACTCATATACTCATAGCCACCGTCATGTGTGTGGCAATAAGGGTCACTGATCCAGCCTCTTTCAATGCCGTTTTGTAACCAAATACCAAATTCCTGCTCCTCTGGAGACAGATCTTCCATACCCATATGATTCATATCTTTAGTATATACTTAAATGCTTACAATGTCAATAGGACCTTTACAAGAAGTTGAGTGATTAATAGCAGCCTGAACCGCTAAGTTTGCTCTTTTTCTACCGTCCTTATATGACTTAGTTGAATACAAAGAACCCAAGGCTAAATCACCGCCAGATCCCATTGCTAAATAATCTTGATCGTATTGTGTTAATGACATATCTGCTGCATTATGTTCATAAATTTTTCCTTTAACACAAATAATTAATCCAAAATCAGATGATGGAGATATATCTACCCACCACTCTTCATAAAATTTTCTAAGTGCTTTAAGGAATTTACTATACATAAACTTATCAATATTTACTCTTGGTTCTGGTGTTGGTGGAACAAATAAATGCTTTATTCTGTCCCCATCCATTGAACCAGCATATCCAAAAAGGTATCCTTCTTTTTTCCAAACCTTTGGACTAGAACAAACATTAATAGTGTTATCATCAGAAACACCACGATCTCCAGCCATATAGATTTTGTTTGTTGTAACATCACGCACAACTGCAATACAAGTCATTGAATACCTTTCTATATTTATTATTTAGTATAGCATTGAACTAAAAATATGTCAACTACTTGATTTCTTGCTGGCATGTTGGACAAGTTTTTACTTTAGTTGGCTTAGGCTTATCAGTCTTATTAGTAGTTATTTCTGATGTTTTTACTGCACCCTTGAATTTAGGACGACCAAATCCAACTATTGAAACCATTACTCCTGCTTTATTTTTCTTATAGGCACGAAGTTGTTTGCAGCATTCTCCACCATTTCTTTGGCTACCCTTCTTGTTTGAAGAAGTATTTCCTTCAATGCACCAAACAGTTCCATCTTCATTATCTTCAATAACAATTCCAACATGTGAGATTCTATCAACGCCATCTGATGGAAAATCAAAATAGGCTATATCTCCTGGTTCTGGATCTGCTAAATCCCCATCAATCCATGCCCCAGCCTTTTTAAATGCCTGTGCACCACCTGGAGTATAAACAGTATTAGGAATCTTTACGCCAGCCTCATTACCGCACCAATTAACAAATGATCCACACCATGGTTGAAAGTTTGCCTTTGTATATGCACCGTATTTTGTTTCATTATCTTTAGGACCTTCGATATATCCTACTTGAGACTTAGCAACTTGAATAAGACGAGCAGCAGTTCCTTGCGGAGCCTTTTCTGTTGCTGCTGGTACTGGAAAATCATCTTGTGCCATCGCTTACTCCTTATCCCAATTAGTATCTACTGGTTGCTCTGCTGGCATTGCACCGTCTGGCTTGGCAGCGAGTCTTGCTCTTACTTCATCTAACTCTGCATCAAGTTTATCTTCTGCCATTCTAATTTCTGAGTCTACTTTTTTATTATCCATCTGTGCTTGCATAATATCTTTAGCACCACTTTGCCCAATTAATAAACCTGCAAGTGTTCCAGTAATAAATGTAGCAACTGAGCCAAGCACATTAAAGAACATCTTATCATTTTCTGATTGTGCTCCAATTGGTTGTGTCACAAATATAAGTGCGTATAAAATTCCTAACGCTGTAAATAATAAAATTGCTCCAAGTGTACAACCAAGAATAAACTTTAGTCGTGCATCAAGATCCTGCGGTGTTAATCTTTGCTTACTCATCCTGTTTTCCTATCAAGTCTTTTGTACAAGTTCCTGTAGCCTCACACAATGGTGGATTACATTCTGCCTTTTCCCAGTTTGCTGGATCCTGGCAAGGATAGCGATAGTGACCGTCATACCCACAGCCACTAAGGCCTAATACAAGTATACACGATAGTAAAATATGACGAATTCTCATATCAACATTATACCAATTTATTATTCTTTTTCTTCACGAAGGGGTATGGTGATAAGCCATAGGGCAATTGATATTAATGTGGCTACCCCAACCACCTGCTGGGCGGTACCTGTAAGGGTAAGCCATGCAATAAAGAAGCCAAGAATGGTGAATATCTGGGCAATGCTCTCAATTACAGCAGCCTTAAACCACTTAAGAAGCCCCTTAACTATCCTTTTAATCATGTTCATATTATAACCTCCTTAGTGACATAACTGAACTAACAATATTTCCTACCAAAATAACAGGAATGACCACCTCTTGGACCTTCTCTCTTTGGTCATCTGTCATGTCTTTGCCCCAATCTGTAGGGCTTAATAATTTATCAAAATCTATATCTGTTAATGTTCCAAGTGGGTCTGCCAAGAATGCCTCTGTTTGTACTTCAGTAATAGCGTCTGCTAATGTGAATGGCATTGCTGAATCCCCCGCTTCTGCTGCTCTGCTTTCAAACTCTACAAACGCTGTAGCAATGGCAGGGTCAGATTTCATTGCCTCTGCAATCTTTTCAACTTCTGATGCCTTGATACCTAAATCTTGTGCTACCTCTGCTTTTGCTTCCTGAGTCAAAGCCT